TCACCCGGCCTTCGCGATTTCCGCCACTGAACCCTTCAGATGCGCGGCCGCCTGGTGCTCGCGCAGCAGCCGGTCCAACAGCGGGACGGCCGACCGTGGGCTGATCGCCGCCCGCGCGCTCAGCGACTCCTCCCAGCGCCGCTGAAGCCCGGTCAGGATGGCCTGGCGCATGTCGTCGGACGCGTGCGAGTAGACCCCGCGGATACCGCCCATCGTGTGCCCGAGACGCTCGAACTGCGCGATCTCCGGAATGTGGTCTTCGAGCATCCACGTCTTGTGGCTGTGCCGAAGACCGTGCGGGGTCAGGCCAGGTTCGACGGGCAGCCAGGCGGCCTCGGCGCGCCCGGCGCTGTTCCGGCCCACGACCGGGGCGCCGGGCCAGCTGCTCTCCTCATAGGAGACGTACACCGGGGCCCGCTCACCGTCGCGCACCGGCCGCATCCCCTCAACCGCGGGGGTGAACTGGCGGCGGTAGTAGTTGGAGCGCCGGTGGTGCCCGGAGCCGGGACCGAGGAAGGTGTACTCGCGCGGCCGGTCGTCGTGCGGCTCGTCGCAGGCGCAGAAGTTCTTGTCGATGGCCGCGATCTGGTCGGCGATCAGGTCGACCAGGAACGGCGGCAGCTGGATGTCGCGCCGGCCGTCCCCCTTGGGCGGCCGCCGGTAGAAGTGCCCGCGGACCTCCACGAGCTGCCACTCGACCCGGATGAGCCCGTGGAGCTTGGCCCGCGCGTAGCGCTTCTCCAGGCCGATCGCCTCCCCCAAGCGCATCCCCGTGTAGGCGATCGTGAGCGGGAACAGGAAATCCTCGTCGCGTCCGCCGAGGACGCCACACCGTTCGGCGACCAGCAGCGCTCCCAGCGGGGTCGTCCACACCTCTTCCTCGGAGGAGGTCGGCGCGTTGTCAGACCGCTTACCCCGTTTCCGCTTGTGGTCGCAGGGGTTCTTGCGCGCATAGCCGTTGTCCACCGCGTCTTCCATGAGGGTGTACATCCGCGCGTGTGCGGTGGCGATCGAGGACGGCTTGTAGCCCTCGGCGCGCAGCTTCTTCGTCCACCCGGCGATGTTGATCGGCTTGATCGACCCGGTCCCCCAGCCCACCCAGTGGGGCAGGATCATGCTGTCGAGCGTCGACCGGTAGTTCGACATGGTGGTCTCGGCCAAGTCCTGCGCCTCGTACCACTCCTCGGCCCAGGTCTCGAAGGGAGTGCCGAGGAGCTTCGGGTCAGCCCAGTCGCCGCCCTTCATCTTCTCTTCCTCGGCGTTCCCCCAGGACTCCGCAGCCCGCTTGGTGCGGAATCCGGGCTCGCTGCCGGTCGTTCCGTCCGGCTTCGTGTAGCGCGCCCTCCATTTGCCCTGCTTGCCGTATCGCTCTGCCCATGCCATGGGCACCTCCAGGGGGTTAGGCGTCGTTGTCGGGGTCGTCGTCGCTGCTCGGGTCAGGATCGGGATCGGGAGCCGGATCGGTGCGGGGGGCGTCGGCCGGTTCGGGCTCGGCCTGGGCGTCCGGCGGGGCGGGCGCGCCCGTGTCGGGCGCCGGTGCGGGGTCAGGTGCGGGAGCGGGTTGGTCGAGGATCGGGCCGTCGGTGGGCGGGGTCGCGGCGGGCGCCGGGGCCTGGTCGTTGGTCGGCGGCTGCTTCGCCGGGTCTGGGGAGGTCGGTGCAGGGCTCGGGTCTACGGGCGGGGACGTCGGCGGCGCGGGCGGGGTGGAGTGCGGCGGGCTGGTGGGTGTCGTCGGCGTGGTGCTCGGGGGGATCGGATCGGGGGTCGGCGTCGTGGGGGTCGGGCTCGGCGTCGGCATGGTCGGGACGGGCGTCGGCGGCGTCGGCTTGGCGAGGGGATCCGTCGGTCCGGGCGGCGTGGGGGGTGGCCCCGTCTCGTCTGAGGCGTGGTCGCGAGCCGTCGGAGCGTCCGGGCGCTGCGGGATCTGCAGGCGGAGCGGTTGTTCCTGGTTGAGCTGGCCGACTTCCGTCGTGGTGTTGGCCGAGGAAACGGCTTGGGGTGGGACGGCGGTATGCCACCACGCCAGGTCCTGTGCGACGTAGGGGCCGGTGATGACGGCGGCGGCCGTCGCGAGCGGCGCGGCCGTGGACGCGAACACGGTCGTCGGTGTCGCCAGGGCCGGACCGGTCATGGACAGGTCCCGCCCCCACCGCATCATCAGCAGGAGCGGCAGCAGGACGATGCTCCACAACTTCCGGCCCGGGTTGTGGTCGATCCAGGCGCGGCGCAGCTTCCGGACGACCACGCGCGTTTCGGTGCCGAGCCACTGCCCGACCACCAGGCGCGTCGTGTCCGCGCGGTCGAGCACGTATCCGGCGAGCGGGCGCGGCAGCGCGGCAGGTGCGATCGGGCCGACGTTCGTCGGCGGCTGGGTGCGGGCGGCCGTGACCGCCGTCAGGTAGCCGTAGATCTCCTCGGCGGTGGTCGTGTCGGCGTCGCCGCCGACCGTGACCAGGACGCGCTGCCCATCGTCGAGCGGCACCCACCCCGTTCGCCAGGGCTCGCCGCCGGAGAGCAGAGTCTCCAGCTCGGGAGGCACGTACGGTTCGAGGTTCTCTTCAAGCTCTGCGATGCGGCGCCGCAAGCGCGCTTCTCGTTCTGCGGCCTCCCTTGCCTCGCTGCTGCCGTCGTGCTGGTAGGGATCGCGCATCCCCGTGTCCCCTATGCGTCGCCGCCCCCGGTCCCGCTGTTTTGGGGATCAAGCCCGCTCGCGCAGGCTGATCAGTTGTGCGCGTGGCCGCGTCAGCGGCCGGACGGGTACTGCCCGCTCGCGCGCGCAGCACGATGCTGCGGCGCTTGCCGGAGTAGCCGCTTCTCCTTCTCCATCCTGCGCAGCTCAACGCGCAGGATGGCGTACTCCCGTTCGTCCTCTGGCACGCCTTCGAAATTCCAGATGTGCTGGTAGAAGGGGTCGCCGCCAACGAAGTCGGGGTAGTCGGTGACGCTGCTGTCGGGGCCCGATCCGGTGACCGGGCGCAGGACGGTCAGGGTGGGCTGGCCGCCTTGGAGGATCTGCTCGACGCTGCCGTGGTCCCACAGCAGGACGTTCTCCAGGGCGATGACCACGCGTCTTCCTGGCCGGAGTGTGCCGTTCTCGATCTTGGAGAGCATCGAGATCGACGGGCCGCCGGCCTCTTGTACGTCAGCCTGGTTCATGTCCATGTCGCGGCGACGGCGGTGTACCGCTTCGCCCAGGCGGGCGTAGTCGGCGGGTGAGTAAGGGTGCTCGTCCATGGGTCCTGTCCTCAGGTGGGCGGGCCACGTCTCGGCGAGGCGCTCCCCCGGACTGTAGCTCTGAAAACGGACTTTGGCGAGTCTTCACGTGCTTTAGTGAGCAACTGATCTTTGAATCTGGAGAATCACCGATCGTTACTTGTAAAAATCGGTGATGGCTCGTTACAGTCCCTGATCATGACGCACTTGCACACCAGCGGTGAGCCTCCGCGTCTCTACAAAGCGGCCGAGGCCGCCACGATCACCGGACTCACCGCGCATTGGCTGACCTCCCATGCCCGCGCCAAGCAGATCCCGCACTGGCGCTTCGGCAAGCTCATCCGCTTCAGCAGGGCCCACCTGGACGAGATCGTTCAGCAGGCCCACCAGCCCGTGACCGTCGGCGGCGCGAAGTGACCGCCCGGACGGCCTCGACGGACTCGGCCTGCAGCCGCTGCGGAGCGCCCCAGCTCTACACCGCAGCTGAGGCTGGCGTTCGTCTCAAGGTCGCCGCCTCGTGGCTGGAGAAGCGCGCCGCTGCCGGGCTGATCCCCGCGACCTACGTCGGCAGGTACCTACGGTTCTCGGACGCCGACATCCGCGAGATCGCGGAGGCCGGCGCCACCCGTCCCGTCAGCGAACACAGGCGACGGTCAACATCGCGGAGCGCCCGGTGACGGACCTCCCGATCTTCAAACCGGGCGTGTACGACCTGGACGCTGAGGTCTATCACGCCGATCCGGTGGCCGGCGGGTCGCTGTCGTCGTCCGGCGCGCGGCGGCTGCTGGCGACCTGCCCGGCGCGATTCCGGTACGAGCTGGACCACCCGCGGGCCTCAACGGCCTCGATGGACCTGGGGACGGCCGCGCACCGCCTGGTCCTCGGCGTTGGGCCCGAGCTGGTCGAGGTCGAGGCGAAGGACTGGCGGACCAAGGCGGCGCAGGACGAGCGCGACGAGGCGCGGGCTCGGGGCGCCGTCCCGCTGTTGTCGAAGGACTTTGCGGCCGTTCACGCGATGGCGGACGCGCTGCGCAGGCATGAGCTGGCGTCGGCGCTGCTCGGCGGCCCTGGCCGAGCCGAGCAGACCCTGATCTGGCGCGACGGCCCCACGGCGGTGTGGCGTCGGGCGCTGGTCGACTGGCTGGCGAGGCCCGAGCCGACGGGGCTGATGTACCTGGCCGACTACAAGACCAGCGAGTCGGCGCACCCCGCCGCGATCAGTAAGGCCATCGCGAACTACGGCTACCACGGCCAGGGCGCTTGGTACGGCGACGGGGTGATCGCCCTGGGCCTAGCCGCCGAGGTCGCGTTCTTCCTGGTGGTTCAGGAGAAGACGGAGCCGTACCTGGTGACGCCCGTGCAGCTCAACCAACTCGCCCTCGACGCGGGACGGCACGAGAACCGCAAGGCGCTGGAGCTGTACGCGCGCTGCCGAGCCACCGACACCTGGCCCGCCTACGTCGACGGGATCGAGCCCGTCGGCCTTCCCGGCTGGGCCGAGAACCGCTTTCTGCAGGAGGTCACGTCATGAAGACGGGGAACCAGCTTGACCGCGTCGCGCTGCCGACGCCGCCGTCGCCCGCCCGTGTCGGGCAGGCGACCGCCGTGGAGCAGTCCCGCGCCGTCGCCGAGGTCCATGCCTCGGTGCTGCTGGCGCGCGAGTCGCCCCGCAATATCGCCGCCGCGCAGGAGGCGATCCGGCAGGTCTGCACCAAGCCGACGTTCGCCGAGCGCGCCTTCTACTCCTTCCCGCGCGGCGACGGCACCGTCAACGGGGAGAGCATCTACCTGGCCCGCGAGTTGGCCCGCTGCTGGGGCAACATCCAGTACGGCGTCAACGAGCTGCGCCGCGACGACGTCGCCGGCGAGTCGGAGATCCTCGCCTGGGCCTGGGACGTCGAGACCAACACGCGCGCCTCGCAGACCTTCATCGTCCCCCACGCCAGGGACACCAAGAAGGGCCGCAAACCGCTCATCGACCTGCGCGACATCTACGAGAACAACGCCAACAACGGATCGCGGCGCCTGCGTGAAGCAATTTTCGCGGTGCTGCCGTCCTGGCTGATCGAGGACGCCAAGCAGACGTGCTCGCAGACCCTGGAGCAGGGCAACGGGACGTCGCTGGAGCAGCGCGTTGCCGAGGCCGTCGACGCGTTCGGCCAGCAGGGCATCACCGCCGCTCGGCTTGAGGCCAAGGTCGGTAAGCCGCGCACGAAGTGGACGGGGGCCGACATCGCCCGCCTGGAGGTCGTGTTCCGGTCGCTGTCGCGCCGCGAGACCACCATCGACGACGAGTTCCCCGTCGCCCCCGCGACCGCCGAGGAGATTCTCGCCGCCCGCAACGCCGCGCCGCCGTCCGCCCCGGATGCCGAGGCCGCCGCGCAGGCCGACGCCGTGAGCGGACGCGCGGGCTGATGACCGACTACGAGCGGAAGCTGCGCGCCGTCCTGGCCGCCCACGCGGCCACCGTCCGGCCGCGGCCTGCGCTCGACCTGATCCATCACCTGATGAAGCAGAAGCGCCGCCTCGGCTGGACCCCGGGGCGGCGCGCAGGTCAACAACTAGGGAGTCACCGACCATGACCCATCGTACGAGCGTTCAGCGCAAGCCGTTGGAGCTGGGGGCCGGGAGCCTGGTACTGGAGTGGCCGGACTACCGGCTGCGCACCTACCAGCCCGACGAGCTGGGCGAGTGGCTGATCACCGCCGACCCGATCGACTACGGCCCGCACGTCCGCGTCGACTACCGCGACGACCAGACCGGCACCGCCGGAACGTGGTTCCTGCCGGCCAGCAGGAAGGTCCGCGTCGCGCTGATCGGTCGCGAGCTGCAGCAGCAGGCCGCCGAGGTGCTGAATCTGCTGGCGAGCCGGACCTGGCTGCCGGAGGTCTCCCGCTGGGAGGTCACCGAGAACGGCCTGGAGGGACTGCTGGTCCACACCTACACCGACCAGGACGCCCAGGCCGTGGAGAAGTGGCGGGAGTACCTGGAGTCCGCCGAGACCCACAGCGCCGAGATCACACCCGGCCTGACCCGGGTGTGGGTGGCCGCGCTGGTCTGCGACGTCCCGGTGTCGGTGTCGGCCCACACCCGCACCCCCAAGACCGCGCAGCCGCCCACCCCGAGCGACCCGCCTCCGTCCGCCATCGAGTGCCGGAACTGCGACGTTCCGCTGACGCTGTCCTCCCCGAACGGGAGGTGGCTGCACGTCACCAGCCACCAGGAGGAGTGCGCGCCCGGTGCCGACCCGGCCCGCTACGCCCAGCCGATGATGCAACGCCTCCCGGACGGCTCGGCCCAGCCGCCGGCCGACTCCGCGCTGCTGGAGCGCGTCCACGACGGCCTGGTCCAGCTCGACGCCGGGGAGGTCGAGCGTGCCTGACATCTCCGACGAGCCCGTTGGCGAGCTGATCGCTCGGCTGCGCGCCGACCTGGACGCCGCCCGCGCCAAGGCCACCATCACCATCCGGCAGCGCAACGCGTTCAAGGCCGAGCGGGATCAGCTCCGCGCGCAGCTGGACGCCCGCGGGGTCTGGGTGGTGCCGCGGGTCGAGTACGACCCGGACCAGCTCGGCGCGCCGACCGCGTACTGGGGCATGGTCCGGCGCGAGGCCGGAACGGGCACCCCCGAGCACGCCCGCGTGTACGCCGCGCGGCTGCTGGCCGCCGCCGACCACGCCGAGCGCCTCAACGAGGTCCGCGACGTTGAACTGGCCGCCGGACGGCTGTGCCTGCGCTGCCAGCACGCGCCGGTCCACCATGAGGGCGAGGCCGGCCCGACCGGGCGCGGCTGCTGGAAGTGCCTGATCGCCTGCTTCCAGGACGGCGACGCCGAATGCGCGCTGTGCCGTCCGGCCCCGCGGGAGGCCGTCGATGCCCGCTGACCTGACCAGCGTCCCGTGGCCGCTGTGGCTCGCGCTCGCCTGCTCCGTCTGCGCCGTCCTGCTGGTGTTCGTCATCGGCCTCGGACGCGCCGCCGGACGCCCCCGGCCCCGCCCTGATCGACCCGAGGACACCAGCGGCGGTGGGCGGTGAACAAGCCCAAGCAGCGCGGCACCGCCGCCGAAACGGCCGTCGTCCGGTACCTGCGGGGGCACGGCTGGCCGTCCGCCGAACGCCGGGCGCTGCGTGGCCGGGACGACGCAGGCGACATCACCGGAACCCCCGGCATCGCCTGGGAGGTCAAGGGCGGCGACATGGCCCGCAACGCCTCCGACAATGACATCGCCCGCTGGATGGTCGAGACCGAGGTCGAGCGCGCCAACGCGCGCGCGGCCGTCGGCGTCCTGGTCGTCCAGCGGCGCGGAGTCGGCGCGCCGAACGCGGGCCGCTGGTGGGCCGTCCTGCCCGCCAACAGCCCCCTGCTGCGCGGCGGCCCGGTCGACCACGACTGCCCCGTCCGCCTGGTGCTCGCCGACGCCGTCACGCTGGCCCGGCACGCCGGATTCGGCGACTCCGCGGAGGTACCGGCGTGAGCACGACCTGGCCCGTCGTCCAGAGCCTGCGCGGGACGTGGCTGGCCGTGTGCCGTGATCCAGCCTGCGGCGCCAACCACCTCGTCGGCATGTCCGAGTCCCTCCGCGACGTCGAGCGCGTCGCCGACCGGCACCTCAAAGACACCCACACCCCCGCCCCGAACGGAGAGCGCTCGTGACCATCCCCATCGATACCGAGACCGGCGAGATCCAGGTCCGGCCGTTCGCCGACATCCTGCGCGACCTCGGCCGCGGGTCGGTCATCGACCAGGCCGCCGTCCTGCTGCAGGACCTGGTCCGCGCCGTCCAGGAACGCGGGAAGAAGGGCACCTTCTCCCTGCGCGTCGAGATCCAGCCCATGAAGGGCGACAGCAACGCCTTGGTCGTGTCGGCCAAGGCCGAGGCCAAGCCGCCCGCGGGCGAGCCCACCAGCGCCGTCTTCTTCTCCGACGAGCACGGCAACCTCCTGCGCGAAGACCCCCGCCAGTTGAAGATCTCGCTGCGCGAGGTCACCCGCCCGACCACCCCCGACACCAAGGACCTGAAGCAGGCATGAGCATTCCCGAGAGCCGCACCGAGAACGACGCCGTCGTCGAGCAGGCGCGGCAGGCCGCCGGTCCCGCGCTGCTCGACACCCGCACGGGCGGTGAGCTGGCCGTCTTCCACACGCCTGAAGGGCTCCGCATCGTCGACCTGGACGACGAGCAGTACGCCCGCCGCGCTGACCGTCCCCGCCGCAAGCAGGGCACGACCGTCGTCCGCGACATCGCGAGCTTCGCGCAGTTCTACGCCAAGCACAGCGACGAGTCATCGGAGGTGTACGCCGACCTCGACCGGGGCGCCATCACCGCCGTCCTGGATGCCCACGAGCCCGACGAACCCCGCTGGGCCGCTCACCGCCTGGTGCTGGAGCTGACCCCGACCGAGGCGTGGGCCCGGTGGGCGTCGATCAACCGGCGGCTGATCCCGCAGGTCGAGTTCGCCGAGTTCCTCGAGGACAACCTCCTCGACATCGCCCCCGACCCGGTGCCTGCCGCGCAGATGCTGGAGATCGCGCAGACCTTCCAGGCCCGCACCCGCGTCGCGTTCTCCTCCGGAGTCGTCTCCGCCTCCGGCGACATCCGGCTGAAGTACGAGGAGACCACCGACGCCAGCGGCGGCGCGAAGGGCGACATGGCCGTCCCGCGCGTGTTCGCGCTCGCGCTCGCGCCGTTCGACGACGTCGACCCGTACCGCATCGAGGCCCGGTTCCGGCACCGCATCGAGGGCGGCAAGCTCCGCTTGATGGCGATCCTCGACCGGCCCGAGGACGTCATCCGCGACGCCGTCAAGACCGTCGTGACCAAGGTCGAGGAGGCCACCGGCGCCGCGATCATGCGCGGCCGTCCGGCGACCGCCTGACCGTGGCCCGCTGCGCCCGCTGCTACGCCCCGGCCGCCGTCGTCTTGTACGAGGGCCGGGGCCCGCACGGGTACCGCGCGATCCTCGCCTGCGAACTGGATCGGTCCAGCGCCCTGCAGTGGACCCGGGGCGCTGGCGGGACGGTCACTACCACCCTCGTCGCCTCGGCAGCAGACACCGCCGACATCTCCACACCCACCCTCTTCTGATCTGGAGTCGCCTTGCCCCGCATCCGCGCCATCAAGCCGGGGTTCTTCGCATCCGAGGACGTCGCGGCGTTGCCATTGCGTGCGCGCCTGACGTGGATCGGTCTCTGGACGCACTGCGACGACCAGGGCCGCGCCAAGGACAACGTGAAGCTCATCAAGGCGGCGCTGTGGCCCCTCGACCCGGTGTCGCTGCAGGACGTCGAGGACGACCTGGCCGTCCTCGCCGAGCACGGCCGCATCGTTCGCTACGAGGTTGCCGGACGCCGGTTCCTGGCGGTGGTCGGCTGGCACGAGCATCAGAAGATCAGCAAGCCGACGCCGTCCAAGCTGCCGCCGCCCACCGCAGACCGCAGCTTGTCCGCCCGCACCGCCCCGGATTTGAACACGAAGAGTGACAGTCATCCTGTGGATAACCCTGGGGAGAGTTATCCACAAGAAGCATCCGAAGTGGCCCGAGAATCGGACAGTCGGGAAGAAAGCACCTCCGGGAGCCCTCCCGGAACGCTCCCGGAGTCCTCCCGGAAGGCTCCCGTGGGGAAAGGAAAGGAAAGGAAGGGAAAGGAAGGGATCAGTCCACGCGCGCGTACGCACAACGCCGCCCGCTGGCTCCGAGACCGCTACCGCCTGACCGACCACGAAGCGTCACAGGTCCTCGAAGCCGTCCAGACCCGCGCGCCCCGACCGATCGAACACCTCGTCCCCTACCTCGCGGCCATGACCGAGGGGGACCTGGCCGACATCGTCGCCGCCGTCATGGACACCCCGCCGCCCGGCACCACCACCCCCGCCGGCGGCGGGCCCGACGACGGGCCGCCACCGCCGTACGAGCCGCCGCCCGTCCGCAACGGGCTGCTCGACCGCGAGCCCGGACCCGACCAGGACGCCATCACCAGCCGCGGCGCAAGCGCCGTCCGCCAGGCCCTCGCCGCCGCACGCACCACCGAGCCCGAGGACGAGCCGTGATCGACGACGACGCCCCCCACATCCTGTGCCCCTGGCCCACCGTCTGCCGCTGCACCCACCACGCCTGCGTCGACGGCTGGCTCGACCGCACCCGCGACGACGGCACCGCCTACGCCGCCCCATGCCCCAACTGCCGGCCCGAAGTCCACCGACACCTGGCCGACCGCTCCAAGAGCATGCGGCGGCTCCGCCGCGAGCTGCCCGACCTGCCCCGCCCGTCCCGCAACACCGGCCGTCGAGTCGAGGAGGCCCATTGAGCACCATCCCGTGCCCGATCAGCGGCTGCGGACGCCCGACCCGCGGCGCGACGATCTGCGGCGCCTGCGAGGCCGACCTTGAGCGCGCGCTCACCGCCGTCCCCTGGCTCGTCGCCCAGCTTGACCTGGTGCTCTCCCGGCAGACCCGCACCGGTTCCAGTGGTGGCGCCCGCTCGGCCGAGACCTCGCTGCCCTACGCTCCGCACGCCAGCGAGGCCAGCCGCGTGCTGGCCTCGACATTGACGGCCTGGGTGGACGAGCTGCGGCCCGCCGAGCCGCGCCGGATCGGGCCGCTATGCGAACGGTGTACGCACGCCTCGTGCCGCCTGATGCGCCCGCTCGCCGGTCGAACGGCCAGCGCCTGCGCCGTCTGGCTCCGAGCCCGCGTAGATCGCATCGTCCGCCTGCCCGTGGCTGAGGAACTGTGGGACGAGATCACCGCCGCCGTATGGGCGGCTCAGCGCCTTGTGGACCGGCCGCCGGAACGGCGGTACGTCGGCCAGTGCGGCGCGGGCCTCGACGACGGGACCGACTGCGACGTCGACCTGTACGCGCGGCCGGACGCCGCGGCCGTGACGTGCCCGGAGTGCGGAACCCGCTGGGATGTCCGGTGGCGGCGCCGGCGGCTGCTCGAAGCTGCCGAGGACACCCTCGCGACGGCCGCCGACCTCGCGCGCGCCCTCACCGGCCTTGGCCATGAGGTGACGCCGGAGATGATCCGCGGCTACGGCCACCGCGGGCAGATCGTCCCGCACGGCCGGGACGGACGGGGCCGGCCGCTGTACAGGCTCGCCGACGTCGCCGACGCGGTCGCCGCGGCAGCCGCGCGCCGCGCTGAGCGTTCGGCGTAGCAGTTCGTCCAGTTCGCGCCGGGTCGTGGAAACCCGCGACCCGGTTCGCCGCACAGTGGCGCGCCACGTGATCTTGGAAAGGAAGTCGGGAAAGAACCTCCTACCGAACCGTTGGCGTTCGGTGAACGAGGTGCTTGCTTCGTGGGCGGAACGGTGTATGGTCTCGACCCACAACCCCATAAACGAAACGACCCCCAGCCGGTGCTAACAACACCGCTGAGGGTCTGGCCACAGAAGACTGGTTGGAGTCCCCCGTGGTTGCCCGCGATGCTATCGCGACGGCGTCAACGCCGTCACCCTCTGCCCCGCCCCGCCGCGGGATGCTCCGGATCCGGACCGAGCACCGATCCCACTTTGTGATCCTGCCGAACGCGCTGACCCAGCACGCCACGCTGTCGCTGCAGGCCCGCGGCCTGGCCGCCTACCTGCTGTCCCTGCCCGACGGGACCGACATCTCCATCCGGGCCCTTGCCGCCCGGCTGCCCGCCGGTGAGATCGCCATCAGCCGCGCGCTGCGGGAACTGGAGAACGCCGGATACCTCACCCGCCAGCGCGTCCGGGGGCCGCACAACCGGATCTCCACGGTCACCACCATGCGCGACGTCCCCGCCGCTGACCTGCGTGTTTCGCCCGCTGCGCCCGCTGCTACGCCCCGGCCGCCGTCGTCTTGTACGAGGGCCGGGGCCCGCACGGGTACCGCGCGATCCTCGCCTGCGAACTGGATCGGTCCAGCGCCCTGCAGTGGACCCGGGGCGCTGGCGGGACGGTCACTACCACCCTCGTCGCCTCGGCAGCAGACACCGCCGACATCTCCACACCCACCCTCTTCTGATCTGGAGTCGCCTTGCCCCGCATCCGCGCCATCAAGCCGGGGTTCTTCGCATCCGAGGACGTCGCGGCGTTGCCATTGCGTGCGCGCCTGACGTGGATCGGTCTCTGGACGCACTGCGACGACCAGGGCCGCGCCAAGGACAACGTGAAGCTCATCAAGGCGGCGCTGTGGCCCCTCGACCCGGTGTCGCTGCAGGACGTCGAGGACGACCTGGCCGTCCTCGCCGAGCACGGCCGCATCGTTCGCTACGAGGTTGCCGGACGCCGGTTCCTGGCGGTGGTCGGCTGGCACGAGCATCAGAAGATCAGCAAGCCGACGCCGTCCAAGCTGCCGCCGCCCACCGCAGACCGCAGCTTGTCCGCCCGCACCGCCCCGGATTTGAACACGAAGAGTGACAGTCATCCTGTGGATAACCCTGGGGAGAGTTATCCACAAGAAGCATCCGAAGTGGCCCGAGAATCGGACAGTCGGGAAGAAAGCACCTCCGGGAGCCCTCCCGGAACGCTCCCGGAGTCCTCCCGGAAGGCTCCCGTGGGGAAAGGAAAGGAAAGGAAGGGAAAGGAAGGGATCAGTCCACGCGCGCGTACGCACAACGCCGCCCGCTGGCTCCGAGACCGCTACCGCCTGACCGACCACGAAGCGTCACAGGTCCTCGAAGCCGTCCAGACCCGCGCGCCCCGACCGATCGAACACCTCGTCCCCTACCTCGCGGCCATGACCGAGGGGGACCTGGCCGACATCGTCGCCGCCGTCATGGACACCCCGCCGCCCGGCACCACCACCCCCGCCGGCGGCGGGCCCGACGACGGGCCGCCACCGCCGTACGAGCCGCCGCCCGTCCGCAACGGGCTGCTCGACCGCGAGCCCGGACCCGACCAGGACGCCATCACCAGCCGCGGCGCAAGCGCCGTCCGCCAGGCCCTCGCCGCCGCACGCACCACCGAGCCCGAGGACGAGCCGTGATCGACGACGACGCCCCCCACATCCTGTGCCCCTGGCCCACCGTCTGCCGCTGCACCCACCACGCCTGCGTCGACGGCTGGCTCGACCGCACCCGCGACGACGGCACCGCCTACGCCGCCCCATGCCCCAACTGCCGGCCCGAAGTCCACCGACACCTGGCCGACCGCTCCAAGAGCATGCGGCGGCTCCGCCGCGAGCTGCCCGACCTGCCCCGCCCGTCCCGCAACACCGGCCGTCGAGTCGAGGAGGCCCATTGAGCACCATCCCGTGCCCGATCAGCGGCTGCGGACGCCCGACCCGCGGCGCGACGATCTGCGGCGCCTGCGAGGCCGACCTTGAGCGCGCGCTCACCGCCGTCCCCTGGCTCGTCGCCCAGCTTGACCTGGTGCTCTCCCGGCAGACCCGCACCGGTTCCAGTGGTGGCGCCCGCTCGGCCGAGACCTCGCTGCCCTACGCTCCGCACGCCAGCGAGGCCAGCCGCGTGCTGGCCTCGACATTGACGGCCTGGGTGGACGAGCTGCGGCCCGCCGAGCCGCGCCGGATCGGGCCGCTATGCGAACGGTGTACGCACGCCTCGTGCCGCCTGATGCGCCCGCTCGCCGGTCGAACGGCCAGCGCCTGCGCCGTCTGGCTCCGAGCCCGCGTAGATCGCATCGTCCGCCTGCCCGTGGCTGAGGAACTGTGGGACGAGATCACCGCCGCCGTATGGGCGGCTCAGCGCCTTGTGGACCGGCCGCCGGAACGGCGGTACGTCGGCCAGTGCGGCGCGGGCCTCGACGACGGGACCGACTGCGACGTCGACCTGTACGCGCGGCCGGACGCCGCGGCCGTGACGTGCCCGGAGTGCGGAACCCGCTGGGATGTCCGGTGGCGGCGCCGGCGGCTGCTCGAAGCTGCCGAGGACACCCTCGCGACGGCCGCCGACCTCGCGCGCGCCCTCACCGGCCTTGGCCATGAGGTGACGCCGGAGATGATCCGCGGCTACGGCCACCGCGGGCAGATCGTCCCGCACGGCCGGGACGGACGGGGCCGGCCGCTGTACAGGCTCGCCGACGTCGCCGACGCGGTCGCCGCGGCAGCCGCGCGCCGCGCTGAGCGTTCGGCGTAGCAGTTCGTCCAGTTCGCGCCGGGTCGTGGAAACCCGCGACCCGGTTCGCCGCACAGTGGCGCGCCACGTGATCTTGGAAAGGAAGTCGGGAAAGAACCTCCTACCGAACCGTTGGCGTTCGGTGAACGAGGTGCTTGCTTCGTGGGCGGAACGGTGTATGGTCTCGACCCACAACCCCATAAACGAAACGACCCCCAGCCGGTGCTAACAACACCGCTGAGGGTCTGGCCACAGAAGACTGGTTGGAGTCCCCCGTGGTTGCCCGCGATGCTATCGCGACGGCGTCAACGCCGTCACCCTCTGCCCCGCCCCGCCGCGGGATGCTCCGGATCCGGACCGAGCACCGATCCCACTTTGTGATCCTGCCGAACGCGCTGACCCAGCACGCCACGCTGTCGCTGCAGGCCCGCGGCCTGGCCGCCTACCTGCTGTCCCTGCCCGACGGGACCGACATCTCCATCCGGGCCCTTGCCGCCCGGCTGCCCGCCGGTGAGATCGCCATCAGCCGCGCGCTGCGGGAACTGGAGAACGCCGGATACCTCACCCGCCAGCGCGTCCGGGGGCCGCACAACCGGATCTCCACGGTCACCACCATGCGCGACGTCCCCGCCGCTGACCTGCGTGTTTCGCCCGAAGCGCCCGCAGCTGCGCCCGAAGCGTCCCCCGCACCGGCCGAGAGCACGCCCGAACCGGCGCACCCGTCCGAGCCCGAGGACGAACCGGCCGCGCCGTGCGCTCCGAAGCCGACGCGCCCGGCCGCCGCGCCGTCGCTCGACGCGGTGACCGCCGGAACGCGCGTTCTCCTCGACGTCGCCGCCACCGAGCCCCGGCTGACCGTCGGCGCGACGGCACTGCCCGCGCTCGCCGCGCTCGTCGACCAGGCGCTCGCCGTCGTCGAGCCCGCCGAGATCTGCCGGGCCCTGACCGCGAACCTGCCCGGCGAAATCCGCTCGGCCGCCGCGCTGATCCGGCACCGCCTCGCCGAGCACCTCCCGGTTTGGACGGCCGCCGCGACCGTCCGCGCCCTGCACGCGTCCACCTCGGCCGCGCCCCGGCCCCGCATTGAGATCGCGACCTCGCCCGCCGCCGCACGCTGGACCGAATGCAGCGACTGCGCGCGCCCGCTCCGCACCTCCACGCCGGACGGCCTGTGCGGCGACTGCCGCGCCGTCTGCGCCGCCTGACCCGTTCACGCATCGGGCCCCGGCCAGCGCGCGACCGCCGACCGAGGCCCTCGACACCCGGAGAAAGAGGCTCCAGATGGCTACCCCCCACGCTATCCCCGCCCCGACCAAGACACCCACGACGACCAGCCGGCTCGACGGACAGCGCCTGGTTGCCGCGGCCGTGACCGTCATCGTGGCCGCCGCCGGTGTGCTGTCGCTGGACGGCCAGCGCCGCATCGCCGACACCGCAGGCTGGCACGGCCCCTACGCGTGGCTGCTGCCAGTCGCCGTCGAGACCTACGCAGCCCTGGCCACCTGGCTGTACTCCCGCACGCGCGGCGCCGACCGCGCCCGCATGGCCCACCAGGTTCTGGTCGGCATCGCCTTCTCCGCCGGCCTGAACGTGTGCTGGCACCTGATCGACGGCGGCGTGCTCCACCGCGGGTGGCCGGTCACCGTCGGCGTCAGCCTGGTCCCTACCGCCCTAGTCGCCCTCGCGTTGCACCTGGCCGCCGGATACCGCGTGCCGACCCCGGCCGAGGCGGACGAGCACCAGGCGGACGAGTCCGCGCAGCCACGCCGCCGGTACCGCGTGTCGCGCGCCCTGGTCGACGTTGCCGCCCAGGCGCTCGCTGACGCCCCCGACCCGCGGGCCGTGACCGGGGTCGAGCTGGCCGGCCGGGACCCCAAGGGCCGGTCCGTCCGCGCCTGGCAGATGGCCCTCGCTGAAGCGCGCTCACAGGTTGCCGGTTGATCAACGAGCTGGGCAAACGGTAGTTTGTGATCAGATACGTGATTTAGGCCCAGCGGTTCGCCGCCGGGCCTTTCGCGTTTCTCGACGTGGCCTCAGCAAAACCGGGGGGTTGCTGAGGCCACGTCACCCCCGGGAAGCCGCCCCCCGGCCACCCACACGACTTGCTCACCCGCCCACAAGCGCGTGCATGCGACCCGGGGAGAACCAACATGACCTGCCCAACCAGCCCGACCTGGACCCTGCACAACGGCGACGCGCTCGCCGTCCTGCCGACCCTGCCCGACGCGTCCGTCGACTGCGTGATCACCGACCCGCCCTACAACTCCGGCGGCACCGCCACCAGCCAGCGCGTCAACCAAACCGCCCGCGGCAAGTACGTCGGAAGCAACGTCAAGCACACCCTCGCCGACTTCGCCGGGGAGAACCGCGACCAGCGGTCCTTCGGCTACTGGATGACCCTGGTCCTGTCCGAGTGCCTGCGGGTCTCCCGGCCGGGCGCGTCCGCGCTGGTGTTCAGCGACTTCCGGCAGCTGCCCGCCGTCTCCGACGCGCTGCAGGCCGCGGGCTGGACATGGCGCGGCGTGATCCCGTGGTTCAAGCCGAACACCCGCCCGCAACGTGACGGGTTCAGGCGCTCCTGCGAGTACGTGCTGTGGGGGAGCCACGGGCCGCTGGCCCGCCACCCCGACCCGGTGTACCTGCCGGGCCTGCTGCAGGGGTCCCAACCGTCGGGAAAGAAGCGGCAGCACATCACCCAGAAGCCGGTCGCGGTCATGCAGGAACTGGTGAAGGTGTGCCCGCCCGACGGCACCGTGCTGGACCCGTTCGCGGGAGCCGGATCCACAGGCGTTGCCGCGCTGGCCGAGGGCCGCGGGTTCGTCGGGGTCGAAGTCACCCCGCACTACGCCCAGGTCGCACGGGAACGCCTCGCCGATGCCAGCACGGAGGCTGGCGCTTGAGCGTGGCCTGCGCGAACGCTAATCTTTGATCAGATGAGTGATTCAGGCCCGGCGATACGTCGGGCCTGGTGCATGTCCGGAGGTGAACGTGTCCGCCTCCGCCGGTCGCAAGGGTCGCCCCTACCGTCGTGCCCGTGCCGAAGTACTCGCCGTGTCGACCGTGTGCTGGTTGTGCGGGCACGAAGGTGCAGGCGACGTTGACCACGAACCACCGATCCGAGTCCTCCGAGCTCTGGGGCTGAACCCCGACGACCCCGAGCACATGCGACCCGCCCACGGAGCGCACTCCCGGTGCCGAACGTGCGGACGTTGCTGTAACCAGTCGAAGGGCGACCGTCCGCACACGCCCGCCGCGCCGTCCTCGCGGCCCTGGTGACGACCAGCCGCACCAACCGGCACCTCGGCAGCCGCCTGCAATCCCGCCCCTGACCTGCGGCTACTCCGGGTGGCCGGGGGGAGGGGTTTCAACGGGATCGACACGACCCCGGGTGACCCCACACGCATCCTCCCTTTTCTCTCCCTGCGTTCTGAAGCCGCCGGGCACGCCTTCCGGCATTCGCTCACGCGCCGTGACGATCGGGGGTGATCATGGCCTCGCGGAAGCCGACGCAGGTCGTCCCGAGCAGCGCCCTGGAGGACGCCGTCCGGGAGCAACTCATCGGCTGGGGCCTGGTCGACTCGGCCGAGGGTGCGTCGGCCCTCGACCTCGCCCGCCGCCTGGACGCCGGGGATGTCCGGGCATCGGCCGCGGCGATGCTCCACGGGCAGCTCCGGGCGCTGCTGTCGGATCTGCGCAAGCTCGCGCCGCCGGCCGACTCCGATGACGCGGTGGACGAGCTGGCCGCGCAGCGCGAGCAGCGGCGCCGCGCCGCGGGGATGCCGTGACGGTCCTCCAGGAGCCGCCGCTGGTGGGCCTGCAGGAGCCGACGGTCCACGTCGCTCCGACGTATGTGTCGTCGGCCGGGCCCGAGGTGTGCGCGCTCGCCGACAGCGCGGGCCTGCACCTGGACCCCTGGCAGCGTCTGGTGTTGCGCGACGGCCTGGGCGAGCGCGCCGACGGCCGATGGGCGGCGTTCGAGGCCGCGGTGATGGTGGCGCGGCAGAACGGCAAGGGCGCGATCTTCGAGGCGCGGTGTCTGGGCGGGCTGTTCGTGCTCGGCGAGCGGCTGATCATGTACTCGGCGCACGAGTTCAAGACCGCGCAGGAGATGTTCAAGCGCATCGAGGAGCTGATCGCGGGAACGGCGCACCTGCGCAAACGCGTCAAGGCGGTCTCGCGGTCGAAGGGCGACGAGGGGATCACCCTGGTCACGGGCCAGCGGCTGCGGTTCTTCGCACGGTCCGGTGGTTCCGGGCGAGGCTTCTCCGGCGACTGCAACATCTGGGACGAGGCGCAGCACCTGGGCAACGGCCCGGTCGATGCGATGATGCCGACGATGAGCGCGCGGCCGAACCCGCAGCTCTGGTACGGCTGCTCCGCGCCCGACAAGGACATGGCGCCCTGCGACCAGATCGCCCGGGTCCGCGAACGCGCCCTGACCGGCGGGGAGAAGGCCGCACGGCTGGCCTACTTCGAGTGGTCGGCGGCGCTGTGCACCGACCTGTGCCGCAAGGACTGCACCGACCACGACGACCCCGCCGACCCGCAGGTCTGGGCCCGCACCAATCCCGGCCTCGGCATCCGGATCAGCGCCGAGCACATCGGCACCGAGCGCTCGTCGATGTCGCCGCGTGGGTTCGCCCGCGAGCGCCTGTCGGTCGGGAACTACCCGGTGACGGGCGGCGGCTGGGCCGTCATCAGCGAAGCCGCGTGGACGGCGACCGCCGACCCGGCCTCGCACGCGCTGGACCCCGTCGCGTTCGCGGTCGACGTCACCCCCGACCGGTCCGCCGCCGCGATCGCGATCGCCGGGCAGCGCGAGGACGGTGGCACGCACCTGGAGCTCGTCGACCATCGGTCCGGGACCGGCTGGGTCGTCGAGCGGCTCAAGCAGCTGGACGACCGGTGGTCGCCCTGCGCCGTCGTCCTGGACCCCGCAGGCCCGGCCGGGTCACTGGTCGCCGACCTGGAAGACGCTGGCGTCGAGCTGACGCTCACGGGAGCCCGAGACGCCGCCGCAGCGACCGGCGCACTGTACGACGCGATCGTCCGGCCGCCGAACGCCCCGGCCGACTGGGCCCCGACCGCCCACCACGTCCCGCACCCGTCGCTGAACTCCGCCCTGGCCGGCGCGGCTCGCCGGCGCCTGGGAGACGCGTGGGCGTGGGACCGGCGCGGCGTGAGCGTGGACATCTCCCCGCTGGTGGCAATCACCCTGGCCCGCTGGGGCTGGACGACTCGACCTCGCGAGGAGGCACCCGTGGAGCCGTGGGCAGCATGGTCATGACGAACTCGTCCCCGCTGGCACGCAACGTGGGCCGCATCACTGACCGTGCGATCCGGACCACGGCGCCGGATCTGGCGCGGCTGCTGCTGACCGTGCTGGCGCTGGTGCCGTACCTGCTGGGATGGCTGGCCGGAGTCATGGTGACGGCGACGCTGTGGACTTGGGCCGCGCTCGTGGTCGGCTGGCACGACGGCCACCGCACCCGCCAGGCGTCCGCCCCGGCCCCGCCCGCGGACGAGGTGCGTTGATGGGCCTGGTGGAACGGATCGCCGCCGCTCGCGCCGACCGTTCGTCGCAGCGGTCGATCAGCACGATCGACGACTACGCCCAGGCCGTGCAGAGCTACGTCAACGGCTACAACGGCGGGGTCACCTACTCCATCGCCGGGGAACCAGCCGAGCGGGCACCCAACGACCTCGTCGGGTACGCGACCACCGCCTACGCCTCGAACGGGCCGGTGTTCGCGCTGATGGCCGTGCGGATGCTGGTGTTCTCGGCGATCCGGTTCCAGTTCCAGCGGCTGGTCGGCGGTCGCCCGTCGGAGCTGTTCGGCACGCAGGCGCTGAGCCTGGTCGAGGAGCCGTGGCCGGGCGGCACCACCCAGGACCTACTGATCCGCATGATCCAGGACGCCGACCTCGCCGGGAACAGCTACTGGACCGCGCAGGAAGGCCAGTTGGTCCGGCTGCGCCCCGACTGGGTCGACATCGTCCTGGAGCCGCGCCGCTTCCGCGGCGGGATCCTCGGCTACCGCCGGATCGGCTACCTCTACACCGAGGGCGGCTACGGCCAGGGCGGCGAGCCCGTCCCGCTGCTGCCGAACGAGGTGTGCCACTTCGCGCCGATCCAAGACCCGCTGGCGACCTACCGCGGCATGTCGTGGCTGACCCCGGTCATCCGGGAGCTGCTCAACGACCGCCTCATGGGTCGCCACCAGGCCAAGTTCTTCGAGAACGCCGCAACCCCGAACATGGTCGTCCGGTACGACCCGACCGTCACCCCGGACAAGTTCCGCGAATTCAAGAAGATCATCGACGAAGGCCATGCAGGCGCCGAGAACGCCTACCGGACCCTGCACCTGGGCGGCGGCGCGGACGTCACCGTGGTCGGCACGAACATGGAGCAGATGGCGTTCACCGCCGTCCAGGGCCGCGGCGAAACCCGCCTGGCGGCGGCGGCCGGTGTCCCGCCGGTGATCGTCGGCTTCTCCGAGGGCCTGCAGGGCTCCAGCCTGAACGCCGGGAACTTCTCAGCCGCCCGGCGCCGGTTCGCCGACATGACCCTCCACCCGCTGTGGGCCAACGCCGCCGGAAGCCTCCGCCAGATCATCCCCACCCCACCAGGCTCCCGGCTCTGGTACGACGCCCGCGACGTCCCGGCCCTGCGCGAGGACTCCAAGGACGAGGCGCAGATCCAGCAGACCCGCGCGCAGACGCTGCGTGCCTACATCGACGCCGGATACACCCCCGAATCGGCCGTCCGCGCGCTGCAGGCCGGAGACGAGTCGCTGCTGGAGCACACCGGGCTGTTCAGCGTGCAGCTGCAGGCGCCTGGGTCGACCGACCCGAACCCGCCGCCGACCAACGGACAGGAAGGGACCGCGCAGTGAGCGCACTAGTGACCGCACCGCGGGAGAACCTGACCAGGACGGCCTCGTTCGCGCTGCGCGACACCGCCGCCAATCCCGACGACGCGGCGGGCGACGGCCGCACCCTCGACGGCTACGCCGCGGTGTTCGACGCGCCGACCCTGATTGACTCTTGGGAAGGCACGTTCAACGAGGAGATCCGCAAGGGCGCGTTCCGCAAGAGCATCCGCGAGCGGACCCCGGTCATGCAGTTCGACCACGGGCGGCACCCGCTGATCGGCTCCATCCCGATCGGCCGGATCGACGAGCTCGCCGAGGACGACCACGGGCTCCAGGTGCTCGGCCGGATCAGCGACAACTGGCTGATGGAGCCGATCCGCGACGCGATCGCCGACCGCACCGTGACCGGCATGTCCTTCCGGTTCTCGGTGGTGCGCGAGGAATGGCGCGACGCGGCGGGCAAGCTGGTCAAGCCAGACGAGCTCTCTTCGCTGCTCTGGGACCCGGGCGACCGCGGCCCGTTGACCCGAACCCTCATCGAGGTCAAGCTGCACGAACTCGGGCCGGTGGTGTTCCCCGCCTACGAACAGACCTCCGTGGACGTGCGGGCCCGGTCCCTGGCCGCCGAGATCCGCGGCGACGACCAGCTGCGCCGCGAGGTCCGCGCCGCGCTGGCCCGCCAGGCGCCCCAGGTGCCCGCCGCCGACGCCGACGACCTGGACGACCCGGACGTTCGCCGCGACGTCGCCAAGGTCCTGCTGTTCGACCAGACCCGGACGTCCACCGAGACGCCCGTCACCGGACGCTCGTCCGAACCCGAAGACCGCTCGCAGGGCGCGCCGGCCGACGACGGCCACCCGCCCGCGACCACCGACGCGCCGCCTGCCGATGGGCACCCGTCGGACACCCCGACCCCACGAGCCACCCGCCTGCGGGGCGACATCCGAGAGATCGGCGCCCTCATGGACGACGTGCTCGCGTCCATCAAGGAGTAGACGTGGACCTGACCCACCAGCAGGCGATCATCCGCCTGCGCGACATCCGCTCCCGGCTGGAGGAGCTGGAACGGCGCGACAACCTCACCGCCGACGACGAGCGCGAGTTCGACGAGCTGACCCGCGAGTTCAGCGAGGTCGACGACCACCGCCGCCAGCTGGAGCGGCGCAGCGCCCTGGAGCGCGTCCGCTCCGCCGTCCAGTCCACCGAGCGGACCCCGGCCGCGCTGCGCGTCGAGCGCGGCACTGCCACCAACCCCGGCGACGGCTACGACGCCGACCCGATCCTCAACCCCGACAGCGTCGAAGAGGCCCGCTTCCGCAACCCCTGGGACCTGTCGTCGGTCAACACCTGGTCGCGGTCCCGCGAGGAGGTCGGCGCCGAGCTGCGCGCCCGAGCGCTGTGCGCGGTGGAACGCATGCGCGGCGCGACCGACCCCATCCGGTCCGTTGCGACCGACATCCTGGAGCGCTGGGACGACGAGCAGGGCACCATCGCCCGGATGTGCCTGGCGACCAGCTCGCCGGAGTACCTGCGGGCCTGGAGCAAGATGGCCCGCGGCATGGCCCACATGATCGTCCCGGACGAGCAGCGGGCCCTGGAACGCGCGATGTCGCTCACCGACAACGCGGGCGGCTACCTGGTTCCCTTCCAGCTCGACCCCACGATCATCCTCACCAGCGACGGATCCAAGTCCGACATCCGCCGCGCGGCCCGCACCGTGGTCGCCACCGGCGACATCTGGCACGGCGTGTCCGCGGGCGAGGTGAGCTGGCGCTGGGCCGCCGAGGGCAGCGAGGCCGGCGACAACGCCCCCGGCTTCGGCCAGCCGACCGTCCCGGTCTACAAGGCCGACGGGTTCGTCCCGATCAGCATCGAGGCGCTGCAGGACGAGGCGAACGTCACCGCCGAGGTCGGGCGGCTGCTCGCGGCCGGGAAGGACACCCTGGAGGCTGCGGCGTTCGCGACCGGCGACGGCGTCGGCAAGCCGACCGGCCTGGTCACCGCCCTCGCCGGTACCGCCAGCGAGATCCTGCCGACCACCGCCGAGACGTTCGCCGCCGCCGACATCTACAAGATGGAGGAGTCCCTGCCCGCCCGCTACAGGTCCGGGGCGTCCTGGGTCGCGAACAAGCGGATGTACAACCTGGTCCGCCAGTTCGACGTGAACGGCGGCGCGCAGATGTGGGAGCGCATCGGCAACGGCCAGCCGAACGAGCTGCTCGGTTACCCCGCGCTGGAGGCCGAGAACATGGCCGCCTCCTGGAACCCGGCCGTCAACGGCGACAACCGCGTCCTGGTCTACGGCGACCTGACCAACTACGTGATCGCCGACCGCATCGGGATGACCGTGGAGTTCCTCCCGCACCTGGTCGGCACCAACCGGCGGCCCACCGGCCAGCGGGGTTGGTACGCCTGGTACCGCGTCGGCGCCGACAGCGTCAACGACGCGGGCATGCGGGTCCTGAACGTCAAGACCACCAGCCCCTGACCCTGACAACGGCGCATTTCGGGCGACGACCCCTTCACTCGGGGCGTCGCCCGCTTCGCTGAAAGGAGAGATCGCCATGGCGATCATGCGCAGCATCGCGTCGTTCGCCGCCGTCATCGACGGCATCCAGAAGGTCATCCCCGTCGGCCACCTCGTCGAGGACGACGACGAGCTCCTCGTCGGCCGCGCCCACCTGTTCGAGCCCGTCGAGGCGCACCTGGCGCGCCGCGCCCAGCCCGTCGAGGCCACCGTCGCCGCCCCTGGCGACAGGCGCACCGTCAGCCGTCCCGGCCGAGGCACCTCGAGCCGAGGCAAGAGCAAGACGACCGGAGGGCAGTCGTGAGGCGCTCGTCCTACAGCCAGTCGACCTTCGTGTCCTCGCTGACCCCGACGGCGGCCCGGACCGCCAGCAGCAACGGCTCGAGCGTGGACCGCATGCAGGGCCTGCAGGCGTACCGGTCGGCGATGCTCGTCGTCCACGCCGGGGCCATCACCGACGGCACGCACACGTTCAAGATCCAGGTTTCCGACGACGGGACGACCTGGGCGGACGCCCCTACCACCGACCTGCAGGGCCCGGCGATCTCGGTGGCGGCCGTCACCGGAAACACCGCTTACACCCAGGGCTACAACGGCCCGGCCCGCTACCTGCGCGCGGTCGCGACGGTGACGGGGTCCCCGGCGACCGGCGGCCTGTACTCGGCCGGCTTCGTCCTCAGTGGTCCCCGCCGTAGCCCGCGGGCGTAACAGATGACCGTCGTCAACGGGTACTGCACCCTCGACCAGGTCCGCACCCACCTCGGCGACGACGCCGCGCAGCTCCCAGCCGAGCTGCTGGAACGCGCGATCAACGCGACGTCCCGCGCCATCGAGAACTGGACCGGCCGCCGGTTCTGGCAGGACCCCGCCCCGACGGTGCGCCGGTTCCGCCCGACCAGGCCGTCCGGGACCGACCTGCCCGACATCTCCACCACCGACGGCCTTCTGGTCGAGGTCGAGACCGTTCCCGGCACGTGGATGCCCTGGACGCTCGACACCGACTTCGAGCTGGGACCGGACAACGCCGACGGCGGCGCCTACGCGTGGTGGCAGCTGGAACCGATCGGCACGCAGCGGCTCCCGGTCACCGGCCGCCGGACGGTGCGGGTCACCGCACGCTGGGGATGGTCGGCCGTCCCCGACCAGGTCCAGGAGGCCGCGATCCTGCGCGCCGTCGCGCTGTTCAAACGGAAGGAGGCGGTGTACGGAGTGGCCGACTTCGGCGAGTTCGGGCCCGTCCGCATCACCCGCGCCGACCCGGACGTGATGGACCTGCTGCGTCCGTTCCAGAAGCCGATGGTGGCCTGATGGCGACCGTCACCGAGCAGCGGGACCGCATCGCCGTCGTCCTCGCCGGGGTGGACGGCCTCAAGATGGTCGTGAAGCATCCGGCTGAATCCGCGCCCAGCGTGCGCCCGGCGGTGGTGCTCGGCGAGCCGACCGCCATCTTCGCTGAGGGCGAGGCGCGCCGCGGCCTGGATTCCTGGGACTGGCCGTTGCTGATCCTGGTGTCCCTCGGCGACTATCCGGCCGCCCAGCAGGTCATGGACGCGTTCCTCAACACCGGCCCCGGCTCGATCCGCCAGGCGTTCCTCGAGGAGCCGGGACTCGGCCTGCTCGACGGAACCCACGCTGTCATCGACCGCATGGACGACTACGGCCCGCGCGACTCAGGAGACGGGACGCGCATGGTCGGCGCGGTCCTGCATCTGGTCGTCCGCACGACCACGTGACCACCCAAGGAAGGCAACCATGGCCCTGACCAGCCGTATCTCCGTCGACTTCTCGGCGGCGCTGACCGGCTCCCACAAGCTAGCCGCCCCATCCTCGCTGCTGCGCCTGGCCCGCCAGATCGACCTGGCCACCGGCACCGGCGCCGGGCAGGCCGACAAGGTCTGGTCCGACCGACGCACCCTCGCCGCCTCGGCGAACGAGGACCTGGACCTCGCCGGCACCCTGCTCGACGCGCTCGGCACGGTGGTGAGCTTCGCACGCGTGAAGGCCCTGTACATCTCCGCGGCCACGACCAACACCAACGCGCTCGTCATCGGCGCCGCCGCCGCGAACGCCTGGTCGGCGCTGCTCGGCACGACCGGCACCCTCACGCTGCCGCCAGCCGGGGAGCTGCTGGTCGCTGCGCCGGGCGCCACCGCCTACCCCGTGACCGCCGGGACCGCCGACCTGCTGCGCGTCACCAACGGCGGCGCGGGCTCGACGGTCACCTACGACATCGCCGTGATCGGAGCGTCCGCCTGATGCGCGCCACCATCACCCGCACCGAGGTGTTCGCCTTCGCCCGCTCACTGGGCGCTGATCCGCGGAACATCCGAGAGATCACCATCGAGCCGCTCGCCGTCACCGTCACGACGTACCGCACCGACGAGGCCGGCCAACGCGTCGCCGCTGACGACGGCGAGCCCGTCCGCGAGGTCACCACGATCGCGCTCGTCGGCGAGGACGGCGGCCCCGACCGTGTTCTGATGCGTCACCCGCTCCTGGACGCCGAGGTCGAGGTGCCCGCCAGCGCTGTTGGTCAGCACGCCATCGCGGGCTGGGAGGCCGTGGTCCCCGCCCCGGCGGTTGCCGACGAGTCGGCGCAGGCCGAGAACGTCTCTGCAGGTGGCGAACCGCCTGCCCAGCTCACCGGCAGCAAGCCCACGCCGCGCGTTCGGCGGAAGAAGGAAGAGGAGTAATTCGATGGCCGCACCCCCGATTACCCCCAGCAAGCGGTTCAGCGCCCGCGGGGTCAGCAAGTGCTACTTCGTGCCGTCGATCGCCAGTATCTCCGCGCCGACCCGGGCGGAGCTGGACGCGGGCACTGACCTGTCCCCGCAGGTCGCCGACATCGACGGCTGGACGGTCCAGAGCGAGCAGATCGAGACGCCCGACCTCGGCTCGACGTTCACCTCCAAGATCCCCGGCAGCACGTCGGCCGACGACTCGTCGCTGACGATGTACACCGACCTGGGCGGTGCCGACGTCCGGACGCTCCTGCCGCGCGGCACGGACGGTTTCATCGTCTGGCTGGACGGTGGCGACGTTGCCGGGCGCAAGATGGACGTCTTTCCGATCCGCGTCGCGAGCCTCGGTAAGAAGCGGACCACCGACGACGACGCCGAGACGATCGACGTCGGGTTCAGCATCACCGCCGAGCCCGCCGAGAACGTCACCATCCCGTAGCCATGCCGTCCGACCAGCTGCTACGGATCGAGAACGGCCAACGCCTCCGCGAGCTCGCCCGCACGTTCCGCCAGCTGGAGGACGGCAAGGTCCTCCGCAAAGCCCTGCGAGCGGAACTGAAACGGACGGCCGTCCAGCTGCAGCGCGCTGAGCAGAAAGCCGTGACGGCGCTGCCATCCAAGGCCCAAAACGCCCGGCTCGCCCGGATGGCACTTCGCCGGCGCGTCTCCCGCGCAACGCAGATCCGCATCCGCATGGCCGGTCCACGCACCGGCGTCATGGTGTGGGTCAACCCCCGCCGTATGCCTGCCGGGCAGGGCAATCTCCCCGCCTACCTCGAAGGGCTGCGGCCGTTCAGCCGCTGGCGTCACCCGGTGTTCGGCCGCGCCACCGACCGCTGGGTGACGCAGCGCCCGCACCCCTGGTTCTACCGCACCGCCTATCGCTACGAGGGCCAGGCGCAGCGCGCCGCCGCCCAAGCCATCAACCGCCTCGCCGACGAGATTGAGAGCCGTACATGACCGCCACCAGCCGCAAGGCTCCCCGCCCGGCCGACGATGAGCCGTTCGACTTCAACCTCAACACCGTCCAGAAAGAGGTGGAGCTCCGCCCCTGGCGCGTGGTCTGGGGCCCCGAGAACAAGCGGTGGACCTTCGCCCACATGCAGGAGCTGGACACCTGGGACCTGATCGCCGCCGCGGGCAAGGGCGACAACGCCGCCACGATCGAGATGTTCAAGGCCGCGCTCGGCCCGGACCAGTTCCGCGAGTTCCGGAAGATCCCGCTGCCGCAGTGGGCCGCCGAGGAGCTGTTCAACGCTTGGGGCGAGCACTGCGGTGTGGACGTGGGGGAATCGTCGGGCTCTACCGACTGATCGAACGTCACGGTAGAGCCGTCGAGGCCGACCTGCGTCGCTACTACTCCGTCCGGCTGCGGGACCTGTTCACCGGCGACGTGACGATGCGGGAGCTGTGCGCCTACGTCCGGTCCCTCCCGCAGGACGGCGCGCTCGGCCGCGCGGTCATGGGCGAGGCGGCCGTCTACAGCCCCGAGGTGCATCGGCTCACCGACATCGCCGACCTGCTCCAACAGCACAACTACATCGCGGTCCGGGCGGCGGGCGGCAAGGCCAGGAAGCCCAAGCCGATCCGCCGGCCACGTCCACCCGTCGAGGGCGACGCATGAGGTGATCGAGGGGGTGAGCCATGGCCGCCCGCTCGATCATCCTGAACCTGATCGGCAACGACCGGGTCAGTAAGACCCTGCGCGGGGTCAGCCGCGAGCTGGACAACGCCTCCGACTCGTCCTCGCGCCTGTCCAAGGCCATGTCGGGCCTGGACAAGGTCGGCAAGGGCACCGGCCTCGCGACCGCGGCGGCCGGAGCGCTGGCCTTGGCGCAGGCCGCCGCACCCGCCGCCGGGGCGTCCCTCGCGCTCGCGCCCGCGCTGCTCGGCGTCAAGGCCGCCGCCGGGCTGCTGAAGGTCGGGCTGTACGGCGTCAGCGACGCGATGTCGGCGCTGGCCGGGGGCGACGCCAAGAAGCTCGACGAGGCGCTGAAGAAGCTCGCGCCGAACGCACGCTCGTTCGTCCGCGAGGCGCAGAGCATGCGCAAGGAGATCATCGGCGTTCAGCAGGCCAGCCAGAACGCGCTGTTCGCGGGCCTGGACAAGGACCTCGACCGGCTCGGCCGGACGCTGCTGCCGACCGTCCGCCGCGGCATGGTCGCCGCGTCCGGCGCGCTGAACGGCATCGCCCGCGAGGCGGCACGGACGGCGGCGACGCCCTGGTTCCGTGGCGAGCTCGCAACCGCGATGCAGGGCGCGACCGGCGTCATCCGTACCCTCACCGGCGCGGTCGCGCCCGCGATCCAGGTCGTCACCCGGCTGACGGTCGCGGGGCTGCCGCTGCTGCAGCGCATGACCGGCTGGGCGGTCGCCGGGGTTCAGGCCGCCGCCGCGTTCCTGTCCAGCGAGCGCGGCGCGCGGGCGCTGACCGGCGTCGTCCAGGCGGCCGGGGACCGCATGGCGCAGCTCGTCGGCATCGGTGTCAACCTCGGCATCGCGCTCGGCAACATCGTGCGGGCGGCCGGGGCGTTCACCGCCACCGGCGGTGATCTCCTCGGGCTGCTGGTGAACCTCACCGGCGACTTCGCGGCCTGGACGAAATCGGCCGACGGGCAGCAGCGGCTCAACAACGTCTTCGCGCTGTTCGGCGAGATCGCGCGGGACGTCGCCCAGGCGCTACCGCTGCTGCTCGGCCCGATCGGTGCGACTGTCAAGATCCTTATGGGGATGCCCGCGCCGGTTCGCGGCGTGGTGTCCCAGATGCTCGCCTGGTCCATCCTGATCGGCGTCGTCGGGCAGCGCCTGCAGGTCCTGACCGGCATCACCGTGGCGTGGAAGGCCGCGATGATCTCGGCCACCGCGATCAAGACGGCCGCGACAGCGACGGCCGGGTTCGTGGCCGGCCTCCGCTCGATCGAGGTCGCGATGGCCGCCGACGCGACCGTCGCCACCCGGCTCGGCGCAGCGCTCCGGGCCCAGGTGCTCCTGTGGCGCCAGCAGGCCGCCGCCGCTGGAGTGTCCACCGCCCGGTACCTGGCGCTGGCGGTGGCGCAGAAGGCGGTCGCCGCCGCGACGGCGATCTGGTCGGCCGTCCAGTGGACGCTGAACGCGGCGCTGGATGCGAACCCGATCGGCGTGGTGATCATGGCGATCGCCGCCTTGGTCGCGATCTTCGTCATCGCCTGGAACAGCTCGAGCACCTTCAGGGCCGTCGTGATCGGCACCTGGAACGCGATCAAGGCCGGGGTGACGGCCGCGGTCTCCTTCGTGGTCGACTTCGTCAAGAACCACTGGAAGCTGCTGCTGACGATCCTGCTCGGACCGCTCGGCCCCGCCTTCCTGGTCATCTCGACGTTCTGGCGACAGATCTGGAGCACCATCCAGACCGTCTGGCAGGCCATCGCCGCCGCCGCGACGTGGGCGTGGACGAACGTCCTGCAGCCCATCTTCAACGCGATGCAGGCCGTGGTCGGCACGGTCCTCAACGTCGCCTGGATCGTCCTCTCCAACACGGTCAAGACGGTCTGGATCCTGATCCAGATCGCGATCAAGCTGGCGTGGGCAGCGATCAAGGTCATCTTCAACGCGATCCAGGCCGTGATCACGACCGTCCTCGCGCCCGCCTTCAGCTGGTTTTGGAGCAACGTCGTCCAGCCGGTCTGGTCGGCCATCGCCGGTCACATCCGCACCCAGTGGGCCGTCATGCGGGCGGCCTGGTCGGCGATCAGCAGCTGGCTGTCGACCGTCCTCGCACCCGCGTTCAAGGTGTTCAAGATCGCGGCGGGCGGGGCATGGTCCGCGCTGTCGTCGGTCATTCAGGCCGTCTGGAACTCGGCGATCAAGCCGTCGTTCGAGGGCCTCAAGGTCGCCCTCGGCACCGTCAAGAGCGCTTTCAAGGTCGCGATCGACGCGATCGGCTCGATCTGGGGCCATCTCGGGTCGATCGCCAAGACGCCCGTGAACTTCGTGATCGGCGTCTACAACAAGGGCATCGTCGGGCTGGTCAACAAGCTCGCCGACTTCGCCGGGGTCAAGACCCGACTCACGCCGATCCCCGCGCTGGCCCGCGGCGGCACCCTCGACAACCCGATGCCCGTCGCGCCGATGATGACCAACGGGCCGCTCGCGATCGTCGGCGAGGGGCGAAGGGCGTACCCCGAGTACGTCATCCCGACCGACCCCCAGTTCCGTGGACGCGCCCAGTCGCTCTGGGCCGCCGCGGGCCGGGACCTCGGAGGCAGCGCCCGCAAGTGGCTGACCGGGCCGCAGGCGCTCGGCGGCGAGGGCCTGGCCTTCGCGCGCGGCGGCACCCTCCAGGCGCTCGCGTCCGGCGGGATCATCGGCGACTTCGTCCAGGGCGTGAAGGACTTCACGATCGGCGACATCAGCAAGGCCGCGTCCGGCCTGCTGGGCAAGCTGATCGGCGGGACGGTCCCGGGCACCGGCACCTTCCGAGACATGATCGCCGCGGTCCCGGGCTGGATCAAAGACACCGTCCTGAAGTGGATCAAGGGCAAGGTCGAGTCCGGCGTCGGCGGCCCGGCGATCCAGCGGGGCATCGCGTTCGCCCGCGCGCAGGTCGGCAAGCCGTACGTCTGGGGCGCGGTCGGCCCGAACGGCTACGACTGCTCGGGGTTCATGTCCGCGCTCACCAACGTGATCCAGGGCAAGAACCCCTTCTCGCGCAGGTTCACCACCTTCTCGTTCACCGGCGCCAGCGACGGGCCCGCCGGGTTCAAGAAGGGCCTCCGTTCGGGCTTCCAGGTCGGGGTCACCAACGCCGGCGTCGGGCACATGGCCGGGACGCTCGGCGGGATCAACGTCGAGTCGTCCGGCTCGCAGGGCGTCCACATGGGCCCGTCGGCGCGCGGCGCCGGCGACGGCCTGTTCGGGATGCGGTACGGCCTGGCGCTCGCACGCGGCGGCGTCCTGCGCACCGCGACCTACGACCGCGGCGGGCTGCTGCAGCCCGGATACACCCTGGCCTACAACGGCACCGGGAAACCGGAACCCGTCGTGAGCCTCGCCCGCGGCGGCTTTGTTCCCTGGAGGAGTTCAGGCGGCGCGACGACGACCCGCACCGCGCGTGGCAAGGCCGGGCAGAGCCTGCTGAGCGGCATCAACTCGGGGATGTGGTCCGACCCGAGCAAGGTCAGCTCGTGGTTCAGCAAGCTGTTCGCGGCGATCCAGAAGAACTTCTGGGGCAGCACGCAGCAGAAGCTGCAGGGCTGGGCGAAGACGCTGCAGACGGCGATGGCATCGGCCGCCGCCCGCGCCAAGAGCATCGCCGATCGGATCGCCGCGGCGAGGGACTATGCCACCAACGTCGCGAACGCGGCGAAGGACTACGCCAGCCTGCAGAACCTCCCCGCCAAGGGCTCGGTCGCCGACATCACGACCGGGCTGGAGGGCCGCGCCCAGCAGATCCAGACGTTCGCCGACCAGATCAACAAGCTTCAGGCGCGCGGTCTGGCCAAGGGCCTGCTGCAGCAGATCATCGGCATGGGCGCGGGCGACGGCTCGGCGCTGGCGTCGATGCTGCTCGGCGCGGGCAACGGCGTGTTCGGCCGGCTGAACGCGGCGCAGCAGGCGATCGACAAGGCCGCCGCGAACCTCGGCAACAACGCCGCCGACGCGCTGTTCGACTCCGGGAAGGGCGCGGCCAAGGGATTCCTGACCGGCCTGTACGGACAGCAGGCCGAACTCAACAAGCTGATGGACCAGCTTGGCCGTCGTCTCGCCGATGGCGTGCGCCGGGACTTCGGCGGCGGCTGGAGCAAGGGCAGCCTCGCCCGGACGACCTGGAGCAAGGGCAGCCTGCGCCGGGCCACCTACGACTCGGGCGGGATGCTCCTGCCGGGCTGGACGCTCGCCTACAACGGCACCGGCCGACCCGAACCGATCTTCACCTCGACGGAAGCCGCAGCCGCATTCACCGGCTCGGGCAGGGGGAATGGGGAGGTCCATGTGAACGTCGGTCCGGTGGTCGTCCGGGACCGGGCGGACGCCGACATGATCGCGAACCAGATCGAGTTCCGGATCCGGGCGGCGATGGCCTGATGCTCACCTCGGTGCGGCTGGTCGACGGCGCCCGCCAGATGATCCTGCTCCCCCGGCAGGCCCAGGGCGTGCGGCTGCAGAACCTCAGCACCCCGGCCCCGACGGTGCGAGAGGTGTCCGAGCCGCGCGTCGACGACGACGGCGACCGCGACACCACCCGACTGATCGGGGCCCGCGCGGTGTCGATCGAGCTGCTGGTCACCCAGAGCCTGCGGGCGCTGCAGGACGAGCTGACCTACTACCTCGATCCCGGACGGCGCCCCTACCTGGTGGTTGGTGACGACGAGTGGAGCGCCGAGCGGCGGCTGCGGTTGCGCGCCGACCAGTTCGACGTGCCGATCACAGTGGACATGCCGCGCGGCATGGCGAAGGTCCAGGCGCAGTGGAAGGCACCGGACGGGGTGTGGGAGGCCGCCGAGCTGATGACGGCGCAGGTCCCCGCCGACATCCCCGCCCAGGTCGGCATCACCTTCCCGATCAAGTTCCCGTTGTCGTGGCCGGCCACCCAGTCGTCCGGGGCGTTGCAGGTCGCCAACCCGGGCAAGCGGGCCGTGCACTTCGTCGCGCGTCTGTACGGGCCGTGCTCCGGTCCGCGGCTGATCAACGCCGACACCGGCCAGGCGATGGTGTTCAAACCGGGGCTAACCCTGGGCCCTGGCGAGTACATCGAGGTCTCGACCCGGGCGCGCTCGGCGTACCTGCTCGGAGACCGCTCGCTGTCACGGCTGTCCAGCTACGACTACGCCAGCTCAGCCTGGTGGCAACTGTCCGACGGCACCACCCAAGTCCGCTACGCGCCGCTGTCGGCATCCGCCGGCGCGGTCTCCGTCATCGACTTCCGGCCGAGCTGGCTGTGAGAGGAGCAACCACGTGACCCTGAAGCGTCCGCTGTTCATGCAGCCCGTCGCGGGAGACCCCGACATCCCCTACAGCGGCCTGGACTCCCGCGCGCTGCTGACCCGCCTGTTTCACCAGGAAGGCATCGTGTCGCCTGACGCGGTCTTCGGTGCGCTGCGGGTCAGCCAGCGCGGGGCTGGTGCGAACATGAGCGTGGACGTCGCCCCCGGCGCGTGCGTGATCCAGGGTGACGATGTCACAGGCCAGGGGATGTACCTGTGCGAGTGCGACGCCGTGGTGAACGTGCCCGTGCCCGCGCCGCCGGCATCCGGCACCCGCACCCACCGCGTGATTGCGCGCGTCCGCGACAAGCTGCACAATCCGGCGTGGACGACCTACGACTGGACGATCGAGCTGCTGCCCGACACCGGGACCGGGACGCCCGCCATCCCGCCGTCCGCGCTGGCACTGGGCCGGGTACCGGTGTCCGCCGGGCAGTCCTCGATCACGAGTGTCCTCGATGATCGCTTCGACGCCGGGCTGATCAGTTCCAAACCCGACCTGGTCAGCTCCGACACTGGCAGGCCGCCGAACCCGTGGGACGGCCAGCTGATCACCCGCACCGACCGCGGCCTGCTCGAATTGGCGATCGGCGGATCTTGGTACGAGATCCCGCGCCGCGACGGCGGCGGGGTCGACTGGACTCCCTACAGCCCGGTACTCACAGCGGCGACCACCAATCCCACGCTCGGCGCTGGCTCCGCTCTGGCCGGCAGCTACTACAAGCTCGGGCGGAGCTGCGACTTCGAGCTGCAGTTGACGGTCGGGTCGGGCTGGGCGGGCGGCACGGGACAGTATTCGTTCTCGCTGCCGTTCCCGGCCGCGGCGTCGGGGCGGGCGCAGTTCGTCTCCTGCAAGCTGTTCGACTCCACGGCGGGCGGTTCGCAGCACTGGCTGGGGATCGGGTCCATCGCCTCAGGTGGCACGACCGCGTCGCTGCTGGTGCCCATCGGCACCGCCGACGGCAGCCTGAGAGGCGTCTCCAACAACCAGCCGTTCACCTGGGCCACCTCCGACACCATCAACGTGTGGGGCACCTACCGGACCGCGTCCTGATGGGGGGCTGGCAGCTCGTCGCCGGGCCTTCCACCGGCGGCTACGACATGGCCCTCACCGACGCGAAGTCCCGCCGAATGTCCTGGCGTCTCACCGAGGCCGCCACCTTGGATTTCACGATCGACGGCCGGTCATCGAACCTGGCGCCCGGTGCGCTCCAGGAGCTCACCACCGACGTGCATGCTCTGTGGGTCAGCGCCGACGGCACGTCCCAGCCGCTGGGGCGCTGGCGGGTCGGGCCGACCGGCGACGACGTGGAGGACACCAGCCACACCACCCAGGTCAGCGGGCTTTCCTACCGTGCGATCCTCTCTTCGCGCCGCCTGTACTCGTACAGCACCGTCACGTGGTCCTCGACCGACATCGGCGAGATCGCGTGGGGCCTCATCCAGCAGACCCAGACACGGCCCGGCGGTGACCTCGGCATCGTCAAGGGCTGGACCGGTACTGCCCCGACCGGCGTCATCAAGGACCGGACCTACACCGCGGGCGACTCCATCGGCGAGCGCATCCAGGAGCTCGCCGAGACCCTGCCCGGCTTCGACTGGGACATCCGCCCCGTGTCAGAGTCGGCGCTCCAGTTCGACGTGTGGTCGCCCCGAGGCATGGACCGCGGCGTGATCGCCGAGTACGGCGGGCTCGTCGCCAAGGTCCGCCGCGAGGTGTCGGTCTCCGACTACGCCAACGCCATCCGCCAGTCCGGAGCGTCCGGGCTCACCGCGCGCGAGCTGGAGGCGCCCGACCTGTCCCTGCGTCCCGAGGGCCGGTGGGACGGAGTGTTCGGCGACGATGGCCTGATCACCCAGGCGTCCCTCGACGACCGCGCCGCCTACCAGCTCGACGCCGCGCAAGTCATCCGCCCCGCCTACACCCTGACGTTGCGCGCTGGCGCCTGGTCTGGACCCGATCACATCTGGCTCGGCGACCCCATCCGCCTGATCATCCAGTCCGGCCGCCTCAACATCGACACCATCCAGCGCGTGCAGCAAGTCGACGTGGCGCTCGGCGAGGACGGCCAGGAAACCGTCGAGATCACCCTCGGCGCTCCTCGCACCGACTACCGCCGCCGCCCCGCGCTCGTAGAGCAGCGCCTCACCAATTTGGAGCGCCGGTGAGCAACTTCACGTCCCACGGGTCGGTCGGGGACGGCAACACGGCGGCCCCCATGTCGGGCATCTCCGCGTGGGAGGCGCTGTAGGCCCATGGAAGGACAGCCACAGACAGGCGAGCAGCTCGCCCGCATCGACACCAAGCTCGACGTGCTCATCTCCCAGCACGGCCACGTCGCCGCACAGGTGACCGATCACGAAACGCGGATCCGCGACCAGGAGGCCGCGCGCATCCGCGCCGATGCTCGGCTCGACGACCTCACCACCCGCGACGCCGACCAAGAGAAACGCCTCCGCGCCGCTGACCGGTGGCGGTACGCGCTCCCGGTGACCGCGGCCGGGTCGCTGCTCGCCGGAGCCGCCGCAATCATCGCCGCCCTCGGTAAGCACTGACCCACCCAACTCGATTCCCACCAGCACCGATCCAGGAGGTCGCCGTGCCTGAAACGCCCACGCCCGAAACCCCGCCGCCGGACTGGCAGCAGCGGGTCGACACCCACCCGGCCGTCGATCAGCCCGGCCACCCCGACGAGGAGCAGATCCTCCAGCGCCTCTACGGCGCGCCGGGACCCGACGGGATCTACCGGGGGGAGGGACCGCAGTGACCACCCAGACCATGCTCGCCTCGATGCGCACGCTCCTCGGCCTCGGCGAACCGAACCACGTCCAGCGCTGGTACCAGGGACGCAACGGAGCCGACTACGCGGGGAACCCGCCGTGGTGCGACGAGGCCATCACCTGGGCCGCCGCGCACTCCCAGGACCCGGGCGACTACAAGGCGGTCTGTCCCAAGGGCGATCGCGCCTACACCGTCTACCACGCCCAGGACTACCAGCGCCTAGGCGAGTGGCACATCGGGACCGCCGACCAGGTCCACCAGGCGATGCCCGGCGACATCGTGTTCTTCGACTGGTCCGGTTCCAACGACCTCGGCGCGGTCGACCACGTCGGGATCTGCGAGGTCAACCTCGGCGGCGGCCTGCTCCAGACCATCGAGGGCAACACCTCCGACGCGTGCAAGCGGCGCGTCCGGGACGCCTCGGTGATCGCCGGGTTCGGCCGGCCCCCGTACCGCAACGGCCCCGCCCCGACCCCGCCCAAGCCGGGGAAGGCACCGCGCTGGCCCGGCCGCTTCATCACCCAGCCGCCCATCATGACCGGCCCGGACGTCAGGCAGTGGCAACAGCGGATCCGGGACCGCGGCTGGAAGATCACCGTGGACGGCGCCTACGGCCCCAACAGCGAAGCGATCTGCCGCGCGTTCCAGCGTGAGAAGGGCCTCCAGGTCGACGGCGTGATCGGCCCCGACACCTGGCGCGCCGCCTGGGCATCCCCCGTCACCTGACCTCGTCCACCTCGTCCGCACCTCGTCCGCCCCGGGCAACGTCCGGGGCTTCGTCATGTCTGGAGAGCACCGTGCGCGACTACATCCTCCGCACCACCGTCCCGATCCTGGTCGGCGTCATCGTCGGCCAGGCAACCCGCATCGGCCTCGACCTGCCGTCCGGCGCGGTCACCGAGATCGTCACCCCGGGCATCGCACTGGGCTACGCGACCGGCGCGCGCCTGGTCGAGCGCGTCCGCCCCCGCCTCGGCCGGATCCTCCTGTCCCTCGGCCTGGCCGCGTCTTCCCCGGTCTACGTCCGTGAGTAGGCTCATGGCCCGTCGGCAGGGTGGGGAAGCCCTGCCGACACATGAACGCCCCGTCCTCACGCTTCGGCGGTGAGGGCGGGGCGTTCTGCCGTGTCAGAGGGCAGGGTGACGCTCCACGATCTCCCAGAACTTCGGGGCGGGGATTTGATGGATGCTGCTGATCGCCGCTCGGCCGCCCAGCCCGAACGTCTGGCTAATCTCCGCGACGATCGCGTCGAGGTCGTACTGGCCTTCACGGTCGCCCAGGACCTCGGCGACCTGATCAGCCAGGGCGAATTCGACCTGGACCACCGGGCCCGGGGCGAACGCCTCGACCAGGCGGGACAAGGGGGCCATTGCCGCGCGAGCTGAGTTCGCCATGCTGTTCATCGCCTCGGCGGCGACCGCAGCGGCGGAGTAGGGCCGCAGCCGGTCGAGCGTGGTCGGACGGGACGCGATCCCCGCCGCGTGGACACGGCGGGCGATCTCGTTCGCACTGACCTTTCCCTCACGGCGTATCGAGCCCAAGCTGCGCCAGAACATCTCCTCGAAGTCCACGCGCGCGGCGATGATGGCGTCGAGCTCGTTCAGGGCGGGCGTTGGGTCTGCCATGACCCCTCCGATCGGCTGGTCAATTTCTTGACCACCACTATCCGGTCAAAAGCTTGACCGGTCAATATTTTGATCGGATGGTGACAGGAAACTACCCGCGAGGTGACAACGGGAGCATCAGCTGAACAGCTTGATGCGCTTTCGCACCTTGTCCAGGCCCGTCCCCTGATCAGCGGTCGGCAGAGTCCACGAGGTGATCGAGTGGTCGCCGGGGTCGACATAGAGCAGTCGTCCGCCCTTGATCGGCACGTCGAAGGTGACGATCCCGATCTCAGGGTGAGCGGGCTCGATCGGAGTTTTCGAGACGAGCTCGTTCACTGCCCCCACCCATGGAGTTGAGTTCGCTCCGCCGTCCAGCGTGGTGATCGTCTGTTCCTTTCCTCTCCACTGGAATCCTGCACCTTCTCCGGCACCAGGCACCGACTCGGGAGCGCTCAGCGCCTCGGCCTTGACTGCAAGCGCGACATACCAGCCGTTCTGCGGCTCACCCCCACCCTTATACGGCCCCTTGTGGAACAGGACACCGAGGGGAGTCACGCGGAGCCTCTTGAAGTTGTAGCCCGTGACCTCGGCTGGCTCGCCCCACTTCATTTGCTTGGTGGACGGCTTCTGAGCGCTGTCCGCAGGGGTTGGGGCTGCGTTGGTGGGCTGGCTCGTGCTCTTGGAGTTGCTGCTGCACGCAGCGAGCCCAAGGACAAGGACAGCCGCAGCGGTGGTTGCTGCGGTGCGCTGGACTGGAGGCACGCGTCGCTCCGAGTGTGTCGATGTGAGGTGCCAATATGACGCTTCGTCTGGCCAGGCGGTTGACGGATTCCCGCCGGGGGACAGGCAGCGCTGACGTCTCCGGCTACTGCCTGGTGTCCGGATCGGCGCTGGGGGCCACGAAGACCTTCTCGGGCGGCACGACTTCGAGGGCCTCGTTCACTTCGTCGAAGACCTGCCACTCTCCGGGCGGGAGTGGCGAGATGGGCAGGGTCGCGCCGACCATCTGCTCGACCAGGTCGGCCCAGCGATCCGCGGCTGCGCAGTCGTCGTCCGGAGGAGAGCAGGCGATCACGGTGAGCTGGGGATGTTGCTCCAAGAGCAGCTTCGTGAGCGGCTCCTTGGCTCGGACGATCGTGAAGATGGAGACCGATTCCTGGCCCGTGAGCCAGGAGATGATCTCGTTGTACGGGCGTCTCTCAATCGGGTATCCGTGCGTGACTGAAAGAATCGAGCGAATGGGCCAACTTCGGGCGTCCCTCATGCGCGCTCCCTATGTGATGAGAATTCTAATGTAGTGCGCAATATGTCCAACAAGGTCGATTGTCACATTTCTGTCCAGAAATTATCGCGGTGACGGTAGAGATATCCACAGAATGGTGTTCGGGAGGCGGTGCCCTATCCTGCGTTCGTACCGTCGGCGCATGGACACCATCAGCGTGATCACCAGCATCGCCCAGTGCGTCACCGCCGTCGGCTCAGCCCTTCGCGCGGTAGACACCATCCGGAGACGCGGAGGGCCGCCCCGTCCCCTCCCAGGTAACGAGACGGCCCGCCTGACCGTGGCCCCCGGGCGCGCGCCAGCAACCCGCGGGGCCACGGTGTCTAGGTGGTGATGGTGGTCGACCAGCGTCCGCGGCGCAGGGTGATCGTGCCGTCCGGGGTGATGGACGCGCGGGCGCCGTACACGGGGAGCGATCCGTCGCGCAGCCAGCGGGAGCGCAGGCCGTCGAGGGTGCTCCACAGTCGGCGGGGCCCGCCTTGGTGCACGGTCGCGGGCTGGTCGGGGTATCCGGTGGCGCGTGCCCATGACCCGTCGCCGTGGGTCATGATCGCCGTGCCGAGGTCGTCGGGTCCCTGCTGGTAGTCGTGTTCGAGGCCGGGCAGCGTGACGCCGAGCATCGAGTACGGCTCCCACGCTTCCATCACGTTGAGCACGGGGTACGGGCTGGTTTCGGGTTCGGCCTCGGCCGTCCGCGCTTCCTCGATCCGTTTCACGGTCTCGTCGGGGTAGTCGAGGCCGGTCCGGGTCGTCATGAACCCGGCCCGGTCCCATTCGATCCGGCCCTGGGCGCCGCCGTCGGGGGTGCGGTCGGCGGTCAGTAGGAGGTTGGTCCCGGCGATCGTGGTGACCAGCCGTCCGCCCGGTCGCAGCGCGGCGAGCCACGATGCGGGGATCGGCCGGACGGCGACCGTGGCGACGATCCGATCGAACTCGCCGTCGAGCGGTCCGGTCGCGTCCACGGTGCGGACGGTCGGATGGTGGCCGATCCGGTCGAGACGTTCATCGGCGGCGGCAACCAGGTAGGGGTCGACGTCGACCGAGGTGACGCGGGCGTCGCCGAGCCGCTCGGCGAGCAGCGCCGTCCCGTAGCCCGACCCGGTGCCGACGTCGAGCACGTCCAGGCCGTCGACGATGCGGGCGTGCTGGAACATGGTCACGACCAGACCGGGCAGGGTGGCCGAGGAGGTCGGCGACCCGGTCGCCTGCTCGTCCGCGCGGGCGTCGTCGGCGTGCAGGGCGCCGACCCGGGTCACGCGCGACCGGTCGGTGTAGGCCGCGGTGAACCACGCCTGGCGGTCGGCCGGACCGTTGACCAGGGACCATACGGCCGAGCCGTAGGGGCCCGGTGCCGGACGGTCCCAGGACCACCAGCGGGGCACGAACACGTGGCGGGGCACCGACTCGACGATCGGCCGCCAGCGTGACGTGGTGTGGGTGACCTGCTCGGCCAGGCGCGCGGCGTGCGGTTTCCAGTCCACCGTCAT